TCTTCGTCGCAGCGAGACGGCCATCGGCATATATCTTGATATTCCCAAGGCTTGTCAGCCCTTCTGGGTTATCGAAGTACACCTTCATGGCTTCGAGATTCTTTTTGTTTGTGGGCTGGAACCGTTTTGAGCGCCACACATACTCTTGCCGTGGCTCAGTCCCAGCAACATCCATCCAATAAACAGCGCCATCACGAAGGATGAGAACCTCATTTGTCCACGGATCGTTGTACAGGTTCATGGTGGCGTCATCAGAAGTCAGTGGCATAAAGCCAATTCTGTTATCGGAAGCATCTATCATGCCGCCTGTATATGACCCGGTTAAGTTTGTTTGCTGGAACGCCGTAGGCTCAAACGCATCCGTCTGAAACACGCCTTCAGTCACTGATCCAAAGGTATAATACGCCGAACCAAGACGGGCGGAGCGAAGGTTGGGAACACTTAAAAGAGTTAGCCAGTTATCTTTGGTAAACAATTTGTCAGTGGCATTAATAACCTGTCCGGCAGTGGCAAGAGCCAGCCCGCGAGACGTGGCGTAGAACACACCGTCAGGCGTTGAGACAATCGACCCGCGAGACAAGCAAGCGTCTCTGGTTGATATTTTAGAGAGTGTGACATTGGATGGTGTAATACCAGTTGCAGCGTAAGTCGCCGCCTCCGTGCAGATAATCGCCGTCTGCCCAATCACGCCAATCCCAACGATCTCGAAGTCAGTGGACAGGGTATAGAGTGCTGGCCACGCATGGGGACGGTACGGCTCCGCGTACCAGATTTCGTTATCTCTCCATCCAATAACCATACCGTTAGCCATCGATACCATACCCCTGAGGTCTGCCGGAGGCGCGGTCCAAGTGGTGCTTTGCAGTTGGTTATTGCCAGAGATGGCGGAGTCAGTATTGGCGTCGGCGTAAGTCGTATCCGTAATGTCCTGCTCAGTGACTAAAAAGTAAGTAGCTACGCCAGCAGACGATGTGATGGTGCGGTAGATGCGAACCTTAGTGAGGTTGCGATCAGTCGTATCTGCGGTGGTCGGCGCTGTAAGCGTAATGTCCCACGTAACCGACGAGTTTGCTGAGTAGACAGTAGGAGGGCTAGGTGGTCCTTCTTCGCCATACGCAGTCACCCAAGTATAAACGTAAGACCGGCTAACTGGAGACCCAGAACCGCCAGTATGTGTGACACCCGGAGCTACAGTAGGCGCAGGAACCCCCAGCAAGAACGAAGAACTACCAGCAGCAATACGGGCAAGTGTGTTGTACCTTGGAGGGTACGATGTGCCTCCGGCCCCTGCAGCCCAGTAGTACCGCTCATAACTATCGTTGGCGGTAGGGCTGTGGATTACATCCACGTTCTTGTAAGGGAACTCAAGCCAGTAGCTGTCGATGATATGGTCTTGATCGACAAAGTCTTTTGGGATGCGATACACGCGCTTCGTACTAGCCGAAGCGCATGTATGAACCAATTTAGCTGCGCGAAATCCCTCAAGGACGCCAGAGTACAACCAAGCATCCGAAGCAGTTGCAGCCATATTGTCCGGCAACAGACGGTCATCCATTGCCGGTATGGTTCCACCAAATGCGTTAAGCTTGATTGCAACCATGGTATAAACCCTTGATTACTTTTCAGTTTCCGCTTTAGAACTGGCGGCGATGGCAGCCAGTGTCGCCCGTCCAGCTTCCATCTCAGCAAGTGTTTGAGCGGATACGGGACGAGCCTCCTCAACGGGCTGCTCTTGAATTACCACGTTCGGGGTCTCGACGACAGTCTCTGTTGTTGCGGGTTTACGGGCCATCATACTCTCCTATTTACGTGAAGTGCGGCGCTGGCCATCAGTCGCTGCAGGTCTTGCTCCTGATGACTTCCGGCTAGAGCCTCCCTGTGTGACACCAATAAATGGTTTCTTGGTGCTTTCCTTGAGCGTCCGATACATCGTGTCAAATGATGTTCTCATCTTCGGAAAGGTGAGCGGATCGCGTTTAGCCATCTCAGCAATTCCAAGCCCGCAAGGATTTGTTGATCCGCGAGTTAGGATCGTTAGCGGTTTTTGCTGAGGTGAGTTTTTTCTTCATGCCTTTCATCCTCGCGCAAAAGCTATCGCGACGAGGACCACCCTCTGGCTGGGGTGCCTTGAGTCCGGGCTTGCCGGGGTTGTCTCGGTTATATGCAGCGCGCCCCTTGGCGTTGAGCCCACCTGAAGGATTCTTACCTTCCTTGCGCTGCCATGCTGGAGTTTTGGCCATCACATACCTTCCTTACGGTACGACCGCACTTTCTGCGCGATAGACTTTGGCTGCTTCACAAACTGTTTACCAGCTTTCTTACCAGCGCGCTTAGCGGCGGTTGTAGCTGCATATTCCGAAGGACTTAAAGATTTGATGGCTTTCTCAGGCAGATATCGCTCACCAGTCTGACTAGATGGCTTACCTGACTTGGTACGCCATTTCTGCTCAGTCCAAGCTTTGAGGGATTGCTGAGGTTGCTTCATCAGTCTTTATACCCCCCGCCTTTGGCTTTGTACTGCTTTGCAAGAAGTTGAGCCTTACGAGCCGACCACTGTCCTGCGGCTGTACCCTGCACCGCCGACGCCTTGATCTTGTTGAACAAGGTCTTACGCATGGACGGTTTAGTGTAGTTGCCAGCAGTATTTACCTTAGAACCAGCGGGGGATTTTGCCATGTCACTTCCCCTTGCGCATCTTGCTGAGAGTGACGGCAAGGCGAGCGCGTTGCCCAACCTTGCCGGGTTTCTTAGCAGCGGCAGCAAGTTGCGCCTTGGGGATTTTCTGCCCCTGAGGAACGCCCAAATCCTTGTGGAGTTGGCCGGGCTTTCCAATAGCGCCCTTGATCCAGTTCTTGGCCATCAGCAGCCCTTTCGGCCCTTCACCATGCCGCCAGACTTGTAAGCGCCCATCTTGGTGACGCCCATCTTCTTCTCCTTGGCCTCTCCAGCCATATAGGCTTTCTTGCCCATCTTCTTTTCCATCTTCTCTTCCTTACCCTTCTCCTTACCACCGAAGGGTGTCGCCATCTTGCCACCGAAGGGCATCTTACCTTTAGCCATCACATAGCTCCTCTGCAGTAGCCCTCTCTCCGGGCATTGTTAACCTTCACCTCTGTAATCGTCTGAGGGGTATCCTTGGTAGACCAAGAGATATCTCTCCAAACGGTACATGCAGAAAGGTTAGTCTCGGCGGTGCCCGTCATCCTTGAGCAACCCGCTAGAAGAAGTGTCAACACTATCGCCAGCCCTAACCGCATTCTGAACTCTCCCTAGAGCATCAGCCGTCGCCTTGGCCTGAACTTCGGCAATCGCGTCTGACCTGATCTTAACATAAAGCCCGCCAAACGCCAGTGTGAGGACAATCACAACGGCGGCGGCGCGGCCCATCGGGGTGAGTAGAATACTAAACACCGTGCTCATCCATGTTCTTTTTACGCCAGTACCAGATGGCTCCACCCAAACCAATTACGGCAGCCATCGTGATAAAGTTAGGGTTGCTGAGTAGGCCCACGAATTGATCCGCCACATCAGACGCATCCTTTGCCTGCGCAGCGACCTCCTTAGCAACACCCAACCCTCCGATACCCGCCGTGAGTATCGCCGCATTACCTTGCTTGCTGTCTGCCATAGTTCTTTGCGAAGGAGCATCAGGTTCCGCACGGTGGTCTGGATGGTCATCTGCGAGGGCCTCACTTGCATTCCACCAGTCCACTGCAGCCTGCCGCCTACGAACCAATCCGGGAAGGACTTTACCGCCGCCCTTCGTCCACTTCATCAGCTCCGCTGGGACGTCATCGAACTTACCGGCATTTACCTTTTTGAGTAAGGTAGAGGACTTCAGGTTACCAATACCAGCGTTGTAGGCAAAATCGACGAGCACGTCGAACTGGTTTTGGGTTAGTTCAACCTTAACCAAATCATCCACAGCACGCTCATACTTAACAATATCTACGCGAAGAATTTCTTCAGCGCGAGCCTGCGTAATGGTCATCCCGTCCGTAACCTGAGGCATCCCTGCGGCGGAAGTATGGCCGTAGCCAATCGTGCAGACGCCTGCGGGGCAGCGATAAGCTTTAAGCTTGCAGCCTTCGAACTTCTTGAGCAGGTTGTCCAACCCACCTTGACTCATGTGCATGGCGTAACTCCTATCGAGTGACAAAGCTGATGACCAGAAGGACAATGCAAACAATAACCAAAACCAGCGCAAGGAATACTGACCCCCATGTCATCACGGCCTGCATAAGTTCTTCTTGCTCCTTCTGAGCTTCAAGAGCTGCGGCGCGCATGTCCTTCTTGATCTGCGTGGTGTGGCTAAGTACTTGATCCCACGCAGCAATCCCAAACTCTCCGATGAAGTGGTTCTTCAACTCTTCCATCATCTGATCGGCTTCGGCCTTGGCGGCATAGGCTTCCATCGCAATTTGCTGCGCGGACTTGCCGCTCATCAGGCTACCCTTCGGATCGGCAGCGGTGCGGGTGATGGCAGCTACGCTATCGAAGAGCGAACCCATGTCCGCCGCCATACTCTGCAACTCTTTACCTACGGCAATACCAGCCTTGATGGCTTCGTAACTGGCTTTGGCTGCAGCAAGGAGTGTGAGCGGGTCCATCACCGTCCCTTTTCAAGCAAGGTGATGCGCTTATCTAACTCCGAAACCATCTTCATCGTATCGAAACGGATCGAGGCGCGAGCTTGTGCTGCATCTGCCGCCATATCGAGCCGCGACTTTTCAATAGCAGCCATAGACCTTTCTCGATCTAACGTCATCGCGGCACGAGACAAAGCACTTTC